GGAATCTGCGAAAACTGAAAATTTGTGCCCGGCGGAAATGTAGACGACACGTTGCCGTTGACATAAAACTGACTAGCTGTCGGGGCGGGCTCTCCAACAGGAGTGGCGATCGTGTTGTACTGAGCGCCGTAGGTTGCAAAGTACTCCCAGCCGCACCAGATTGGGCTGGGGAACACCTCTGTGGTGTATCCACAAGAACGGCGAGCGCCTTCTGCTTCCCCGGCATCGTACCAGAGCTTGTCCTTAACGTTAAACACAATAGCATCGGTACACTCTGTAGCCGTGCCGCGAGGATAAAAGAACCAGATCTCGTTATACCGGGGAACCTTCGTTGCCCATACTTTGGATCGCTGCTCGAAGTTCAGGTTGTCGTAAATCCAGTTTAGGTTTTTGTCGTTTGGCAACACCTGAACCGCACCGTTATACAGATAGAAACGGTCAACACCCATCCAATAATAAATGCCGTCCATCTCCACGATGGCGTTGGGCGACATAATTGAGATCTGGCTAGAAATAATATCGTACTTCCAATACTGGTTTGCATCACCAGTAAACGAAACACGAATCAAACTGTCTGTGGCCCAGAACAAACCTGAAGGAGAGTTTGTACCGCCTCGTACCGGCATGCCTTTTACAATCTTACCCGAAGACATGTTAACTCGGTTTGCTAAGGGGCCGTTCCAATCAGTAAAACTTTGGTCCGCGTAAGTAGAATCAACGTGGTTGTTTGCGATGAACCCGTTTGATCCGTATACAAAAATAAACGGATATAAAACGCACACACCTCCGTCAACTACAATTGGCGCGTACGTTGGGTTGGCGCCTCCGCTGTCTGCAAGGCCGTAGAACTGCCATACGTTTCCAACACCAGGCAAAATGTTTCCTGCGTAAACCTGTGTTGGGATGCCGTTATCAATATTGCCAAGGTTTAAACCTGGGTGAGCAAGAACCTGTAGAGCCCCGCCTTGCGGATTGTACTGCAGGTCAAACTGCCACATGATGTTTGAGTTTGCGGTAAACTCATAGTCAGCAATCCACACAAGCAGCGGAATGCCGGCAGGCATTGATGTCGTTAGTGTGACACGGGTAACAGTTCCGGCCTCTACGGCCAGGATGTTATCCATGGATTCTGTAATCAGGTTGTCGTTGTTTTCTGCTTCTAAGATGTCATTTGTTAGCGCTACGGTCGTAGACGACAATACCGTGTATTGGGGCGCGCCAGGGGTCTGGCTAAATACTAACGTCGTCCCAGGAATAAATACCGTTGTCTGGTCACCATCAACGTCAAAAGTATTGACGCCCCAACCAATCAAAGAAAACTGGGAATATCCTACGTTTAAAACAGACCGATACGGTCCGCTACCCACACCAAGAGTTGTGCCAGTAATAAACGCATCGATGCCGGTTTGATTACCGACAAACATATAGTTCAGACTGTCGTAGGCGTTGATAATCATGCCGCGTGGAATGCCAGCAGGATCTCGGAACATTTGGCGATAGCCGCCCATCTTCTTGGGGACGCCACGCTGGAAGCGCGTCCACTGCCCATCAGTAAACTCGCGGGACTCAAAAACGGTTCCGTCGCGTTTGATACCCGGCTTTACGCCAAGGGTATAAATATGAGAAAGGTTATCGTCAGCCATTACGTAAATGTACCGCCTGCAATTTTACCGGCTTTAAGTTCTCCGGGTGTTGAGACAACAAAACTTCCAGGAGTTGTGCCATCCATCACAAAAATGTCCGTTCCGTTGGATGACACACGCATGTCTCCAGACGAATCTAAGTAAATGCCCGTGTTGGTATCAGAGGTAAATGTAAATGATGGTGAGGCAGCAGATCCGTTGTCTGCGTAATAAACACCTGTAGTAGACTGTGTCAGGATGTACAGGTTTGCGCCATCACTGAGCATGAGTGCCGTTACGCCGTTAGCAAAAGCTAAAGGGGGTTGCGAGCTGCCAGAAACTTGGAAGGTTACGTTATACCCACTCTGCCCTGTGTTGTTATTGATCACGTAGATCTGTGTGATCTCTGGCAACAAAACATTTAAATTGGTTGTTCGACTGCCTGACGTTGCAACGTAAGTTTGAATGGTAGGAGCAAACGTAATGAGATTTAGCGTGTTGCCAGGAATGTTGTCCACGTCGTATACCGCAGACGTGTATGTAACAGAAGACTGACGCGCTAAACCTACGGTAAAGAAGTTACCGTTTATGTCGTCAAATACGACAATTGCGGAGTCAGACGGGAAGAACGTTTCCGTACTGGTGCCATTAATTACGCTGCCACCCGGTGCCGTGACGTTAAGCGCTCCGGTCCCACCATTACGAATCATCACAAACCAGCCTGCACTTAATGTAAGCGGGTTTGGTAGATTGAACGTGCCGGCGCCGCTAGTCCACACGTATGCATACGCCCGTGTGCTTTCGGACAGTGTTGGCGCTACGTTAACAGCAAAAACCTCCGTAGAGGTTTCTAGCTTCCCAAGCAGATTGATAAGGCCGTTACCGACCAGCGCCGCCGCATCAGCAGTAGATGTTCCAACGCCGTATGCAAAGTTGGCATAGACGCCGTCAACGGTTGTGTTACTGGTTAGGTAGAAGTACCGAGCCTCTCCAGCAGGAATGTTTACCGAAGGAGATCCAGACTGAACTTCAACCAGGAAGTCTTCGGCTCCTACGTTACGAAACAGAATGTCGGAACCAACAGATTGCTGATTGCCCGGAGGCAGCGTGATAGTTAGCCCTGGTGCTAACGCGTTGCAATCCATAATACGAGCGGCGGCAACGGTTAGTGCTCCCTCCTGGGTATAATTTGGCCAGGAGAGCTCTTTGTCAGTGCTAAAAGTTAGGGCGTAGTAGCTGACGTCTGTCGGCTGAACTACGTCCCCGGTGAATGGCGAGACGTATGATGTCATTACGGCTCCAGAACGTTCGTATTGCGGTCGATGTTCCGGCTATTGTTTTCGCTCTTCAACGCGTTCATCGCGTTATCGTACATCTGTTTCCAAATTGCCAGCTTGTCTGGGCTCTTCAAATAACCTTGAGCTTGGAGCAGCGTGCCAAAAAGAATAGCCTGCGGGGCTTCCTGGGTAATCAGGTTTTCCTGATTTGTCACATCCAATGGCTGAATTCTACTGTAATAAATAATCTCAACCGGATACGCGGCGTTAGGAACCGGCGCCAACATCCAGTGGTTGTAATCATAATCTGCGTAATACTTTGGCTGCCCTTGACTAGACTCAGCTTGATATTGGGCAACATACTCCTGTGAACGATGGAGAACGGGCTCGCCGTTAATCTTCATTGAGACGGTTTTTCTCCACCGTGCCGGCTTGATTAGCACCGATCCGGGGTTGCCTGTGGTGGTTGTCGTAGTGACAACGTTTAATTCCCACAGGGTCTTAACCTGTGCGGCAATCTCCTGCTCGGCCATGGAGATGAGTCTTGGAATCTGCTGGACGAACGATGTGTCATCCCGCTCAGAGTACCTGATCACGTCCTCGACCAGGCTGTCGTATGTCATTACGTAGGCTGGCATATTATCGAGTGTAGTATGAAATGTTAGGCGTGTAGTAAATTGGAGACTTGTCGCGCTCTTCTGCTGCGGCCATCTCGTACCACATGTTAGCTTGCTGCTCTAAATATTGAATGCGAGCAAGGTCTACATTGGGAAGCTGCATGGCAACCTGGTGCGACAGTTGCTTTTGAATCGCCGCAATCCAGCGGTTAGGAACATAGAGCTCGTTAGTCAGCGTGCCAACGTCCTGAAGCTGTTTCTCAATGATTAACTGAAACACCTGGAAGTCATCGTTTGGGATTGGCCAGAGATACATCTGTGGCGTGATCTGACGATCAAACCAGTACTGTAGTGAGCGCTGACTTTCAAACTGTTTGTTAGGTAGATTCCAGTAATCGTCGCGGTTCAGTCGTGCCAGAGGAATGTCCTGCTGGGTGTACGAGAATGACAGTTGGCGAAGCGAGAACGTGGAGGCTACCGTCTCACGCAAGCGATAGTAAACGTGTCCCGGCGTTGGGTCGATCGGAAAGTAATACCATTCGCGATCTCTTAAAGTAATAGACGGCAGGGTTTCACGAGTCGTCCAAGTAATTCCGTCTTCGCTAGTCTCAAATACAAAGTTGTACGTCGAATTGCCGTACGAGTTAAAACCGATCTGGTAGATCCGCATGCCGCCAGTGTACCCAGCACCAAAAAAGTTTTGGAGTGAGGTGGACGTGGCGTAGGTATCCAGGTTCTGATCAAACAGGTTACCCGCGTTAGGATTGGTCGTTGGGATGGCCTGGGAGATTGCGGGCGTGACGATATAGCGCCAGTTAGCCTCGCGTACATCGATCGTGCCCTCCGGCAGCGTGATAACCGTCTGGTCTGTGACGGTACCAATCAGTTTGTTTTCCAACATCCACAGGTTAACCCCTCGATTAGAGAGGTTCTGTAGAATGTAGAAAAGCGCCTGTTTGCCGGCGTCAATGTACTGAGAGGTCTGCTCTTCCGCGGGCTTACCGGCCTCGCGGAAGGCGTACTCAATCAGTTGACCAACATTGATCTTGGTCTGATTTGTGGTGCCTGAATAGGCCATGGCTTACCGCCCTCTGCCAGATGTCCTTTTGGGGGCGCTGGGTTTAACCCGCTCAGGAAGGTTCTTTTTTGCCGGGCCTGCCTTAACAAACTCTTTGCCAACCTTCTTGGGGATGTCCAACGTGCTCTTGCCTGCTGCCGCAGCGTACATGGCCCGCTGCTGGGCCTTCGATTGGATTGGCATTAATATACCGATCCACCGCCCATGTACTGACCAACAGCCTGCAGACCGCGCAGGATGTCCTGCTCAGTGCCCATAGGGGCCGCAGCGCCCATAGGACCGGTCTTAGTGGCCGCACCCATAGGCTGGGATGCCTGAGCCGCTCCAAGGGCCTGTGCGCCGCCTGCTTGGGCCGCCTGACCAGCTCCCTGACCCAGCACACCCATGTTCAGGGTCTGCATGGGGCGACGGCGACGACCTAGCGCTCCGGGCATCATTGCACCTTGCTGGAGTGCCCGCGCCATCTCGGCCCGTTCTGCGTCGGTAACAGCGCCTTGACCGCTCATATTATCGGGAGCCATGCCACCATCAGCCATGTTGGTCACGCCCTTACCGGGAGCCTTCTTAGCGCCGGCGGAGGGGGCGTCTGCCTTGACGGCCTTAGTCTTTTTTATTTGAGCGATCTTCTTCTTGTCAGCCGCGTCCATCTTCATGCTGATAGCGCCGCCTTCCTTGTGGCAGGATCCGCCCTTCTTCATGGGGTTCGACAGTCCGCCAGTTTTCATGGGGTTGCACACGCCGCCGGTCTTATACTTACGAACGGTGCCGGCGTCCTTCTTGGCGCGACCACCTTTCTTGAGCTTCAACTCGGTCTTATCTTCGCCTTTGTGTTTGGCGGACTCGTGCTGACCAACGGCCTTCTTGACGACGGCCTTGTCCATGGCCACATCTTCGTGGTCATCATCCTTGTCCTTCTTACGGCTGACGTAACCGCCTTCCTTGTAGCAGGCGATGTCAGTTTTCATCTTTGGCAGTTTACGAAAGCTATCCATTTCAGTCTCCAAAAAGTAATGGTTCTAATACTATTTATGCAAAAAAGCCCGTTAATTGGGCCTACGAAAGGTACAAAGCTGCTTCATCTTTACGACGCTTTACCAAGCCGGGGAGCACCTTTCCGCCGCCTTTGTTGTAAAGCATGAATGCCTCCGCCGCGCCGTTAAAGTCCTTGCGCAGGTGACGCTGTCGAATGCTGCTGCTCTGCAACCGCCCTAGCCCAGCATTGAACGCAAAACTTGTAAGCGCTCCCAACTGGCCAGGAGTAAGCCCAGGACCGCAGAGGCGAATAACACCTCGGGTAAAGTACTGAAGATCTGCCGCAAGGAGCGCATCAACTTCCTCTTGCGTCCAGACGCGATTGTCTTCCGCCTTAAGAGGATACTCTTTGCGGATAAGGCCGGTGTAACCATCTTTCCTCACTACAGGCAGTTTAATCTGTTCTTGATAAAGCACCCGTCCGATCCCGATTGACCATATGTGGGCCGGACAGAGGTAGGGCCTCAAACGGACCCCCTCGTGGTGCTTAATCATCTTGATGACCTTGGGGTCAAGCATTACTTCTTACTCCACCCGCGACTGCCAAACCAGTAGCCCAAAATGCCCCCTAGCATGGCCATCTCCTCGTCCGAGAACAATAAATTTGTAAAGGAGATTAACGATTGGAAGTCGTAAATAAGGCCTGGGTTTTGCCAAGCGTATACGATCATGGCCACGTTAATACCGATGATCTCAGCAACAAACAGATATGTTACTGTGGGTCTAACGGTGCCAACGTAGTTAGCAACCCAGCGACTGGCTCGGTCAAGAACCTTCTGGTCGTGTGCCAAAGCTGCCTCTGTCATCCGCGCTTCGGATTCCATGGCAACCTGGTCGGTGCGGATCTCTTCGACACGCTGCTGGGCCGCGTAGCCCATCTGCATCATCTGGATCTGCATGTCGTTTTGAAGACGCGCCAGAGCAATCTCGTGAGATTGATCTGCTTTGGTCTGGAAGAAATCCAGCAGCCTCGGTAAGCCAGATAGGAGAAGACCGCCGAGGGTTGAGATCATAGATAACATTACCAGGCTCCCGTTAATTTTAAAAAGCTGTAAATAATTATGCTGGCAACAATCAGCCAACCCCACTCTTTTCGAGCCAACATGCGTTTACGATAAAACTCGTCATGCAGTTCGCGGTGGTCTTTTCTTAATTGAACAATCAGCGCTTTAACTTCTTGCACAGCCTTTTTGCCAAACTCGCGCTCCACGTCGCGGTACATCTGGGCTTCGGCTTGGCGGATGTTATGAATGATGCGGTACTCTTTGACCGCATCCATAAACATCATGTCACCGCGGCGCTGGATTTCTTGCTGCTTTCGCTTCCAGGCAACTCGGGCACGGGCCTCTTCGTCAAGAAAATTATTGACCTCAGACGCGGTCTCGTGGATCTCCCGACCCACCTTGATGCCTTCCTTGATGCCCGATAGCGCGCCGCGTGCGGCAGTTACCGGGTCAAGTTGTGTCATTTTTTCTTAAGCCACCCCTGTACAGTTTTTGTTTCGTAAATACGAAAGCCGGTCCAGACAATAGTAAACAACGCTGCAACAGCCGGCAGGATCTCTGCCAGGGTGCCAAGCACGGTTACAACGGAAGCCGCATCTGCGACGTGCTTTGTGGTTTCGGAGATGTGTTGTGCCATGGTTTATTCGGGTTGAATTGGTTCTTTATATTCAGGATTTAGTGTCCAGGCGGTGCCATCAAATAAATATTTGTTACCGATCCAATCTTCTGGTGGGGTAACGTTACTAAACAACTCTGCGTTACTAGAATTCATATCTCCCACATTAAAAAGTGGTGTTATAACTATCTCGTCAGTAATGGTAACAGTGTCTTCATCATTAAAGACAAATCTTGATTCTTTTGTTGTTGTATGTACCAAAGTTTTCACGGCTATCCCTTAATTAAAAGTTGTGTGCTTGAAAGTGCAATACCAGCATATGCCAAACCTTGCCCAACCGAAAGACTGCCGTCCGGACCGATGTAGTAACTTGATCCTGCGGTAAGATTTGACAAGTTTGAGGCCACACTTCCGACCGTCTTTATTTTAGCGGTTTGGCCGTTTGAATAAGAGGAACTTGAAACCCCAATGAAATTTGCGTTTAAATTTGTAGAGTACGCAGTTGTAAACGAAAGCTGTTGAAAATTGTTTGTTACAAGAGTTGTTGCAGACACTATGGTGTAATTTGAATTGTTGTAAATAAGGTTTGCAAAAATATATGGGGATTGCGCATACGTAATCGACGAGGTAGCGCCTGTTGTAAAACTTGTCCCATTAAGTGTAATTGGTTGTAAATATTGTCCATAGCTGGCCCAAATATCCCCTGTTATGTCGTAGCTAAGGCAAGTTACAGCGCTTGTTCCATCGCTAGTGCCTACACCAAGGGAAGCCGGAGTGCCGGCAGTTATCGTGGTTCCAGATACCGTAACAGCACATCCGTACATGGTGTTGTAAGTTCCTGGAGACCACATAACGAAATATGCGTTTTTCTTTGCGCTATATCCGGTTGCCATATAACTTGAGCTGGCGTTATTTGTTGATAATTGCACAAAGGAACCAACGGTCATTGATCCACCGTTTAAAGTTAAAACCACCGCGGTTGGGTAATTTGCACCGTTAGCAAAAGCAAAAAGACATTTGTCTGGAGAGTCTCCAAACGAGCAGTTTGCAGGAAGTGCTCCCCCGACAGAAAGGATTGTGATTTGGCCGCCGGCATTTAGATATTGACCTGAATTTGTCATATAGCACGGTACGCCAACAATTTCGCCGCTTGACCCACTCTTGAAAGTTATGATGCCCTGAACATAGCTACCATTTAACACGGGGCTTATAACAAGTTGATACCCCGACGCATAAATGTGCTGGTTGTATCCAAAAATATAAGAGGTGGAATAAATCCCAGAAATGGTCAAAGTTGAAGGAGTACAAACAATTCTTGATACGTAACCAATGTCGTTGTATAATCCCTTAAAAATGCAAAAGTATTGGTTGTTTATGTAGTCATAGGCAGCGCTAATGCCACTTCCAACTCCCGGCGCACAAGCGGTATTGGAATTAACTACAGTTGGAGTTCCAAAAGTAATAGTAGTGTCACTAATTTTTCCCGCTAGTGCATACAAATAGTTAGAAGGTCCAATATAAAATATGATGACAACGTTGTCTTTTGATCCATAAACAGCAGAAATGGCTCTTGGATTGGTATTGGAAGCACTATTAGAAGTCGCCGCTGCAGAAGCAACGTTAGTAATTGCTTGAGAACCTGTTGCGGCAACTACACTTACTGTCCCGTTAGAATTAACAATAACCCTGTCCCCGTTTGCCAACGAGCCGCTTGCTACTGCGGTAATTTCTCCTGACGATGGGACCGGAGCCGAGCTAACCCATCCGGTGCCGTCGGATGTTAGAATGTTACCCAGTGCCCCAGGTGATGTTAACCCGGTACCGCCATTTGCGGGGCCAAGGGCGCCAGTTACGGCTGTGGCCAGATTGAGGCCTGTTGAGCTGCCAGTTCCGCCCGATGCCACAGGCAACGGCGCGGATAGCGCAAAACCAGTTCCGTCAATTGTTGCCTTGGTCGACCCGCCAGATTGCAGCTCCAGCACGCCCGAGGCGTCTGCCGTAATTACCGCACCGCCAACTACGGTGTCTGCATTAATAATTGTTGCCATGATTTACTCCGGTTTAGGATATTTGGCTTTGACCGCCAGACAAGCGTCAATGTAGGCCTTAATTTGAACCTGGTCCCCCTTAACTACGCCGTCAAGGTACTCTCGAAAATCTGGGTACGCTAATGCTCGTTCAGTTTTGTACCTTGATTTGGATAACTCTTTGGTTAACTGCTCTAATTCAGCAACCTCAGCATCTGTCATTAAGACAGGTTCGTCACTACCAGAAACAATTTTGTATTTGCTCATAATTTCACCTATGTCTTAATGCCGTACAATCGAGCTGCAAATGTTGCTACACTGGACCCTTGAAAAGAAAATCTAAAGCCTGTTAAAGCGCCTGCTGTACTGCTCATGTCATAGCCACACATCCCTTGCTCTGCGTAGCCATTAGATGATGTGGAGTTTCCACTACTGGAAATATAATAAAGTGGCGGCCTGGTGGTCGATGTTGGAGAAAATATAGTGAATTCCCAGCTATTATTTCTTCCGCTATTATTTGCAAAAATTACAGCGGCGTTGCCAGAGCTATTGGTGTTTGACCAGGTTCCGCCTGCAGTTGCTAAAAAACTTGTACGATAGTATCCAGAGGGAGAGGTTATTAAAGAGCTGTTTATGTAAAACTGCACAACCATGTCTGTAGAACTAGAGTTAGTGAAGTTTACATATAATTTATAAACTGGATATGTTGACGTTAATCCGCTAGTTAAATCTACCTGAGTCGTACTTGATCCAGTAGCAGTAGAAACCAAGATTAAACTACCTCCGCCAGCCGGAGCCGTGCTTTGCCATGTCGTTCCGTCGCTTGTTAGCACGTTACCGCTTGAACCGGGAGCTACAGTTTGAAACGACGATGCGCCGTTACCAAGCAGAACATTATTAGATGTAAATGTTGTCGCCCCGGTTCCGCCGTTACCCACAGGCAGCGTTCCGGTTACGTCTGTTGCTAAATTAACGGTTGATGATCCCCAAGTAGGCGCACCAGCCCCGTTGCTCTTTAATACCTGACCTGCGGTACCGGCGTTTGTAAACGCTAATTCGGTGCCGTCACCGTATCCAACACCACCGGCGGTGGGCGTATTTGATCCGTCAATAGTTACTGGCATGTCATTACTCCGGTTTAGTAGGCCATGTTACGTTGTGAGGAAATCCCGCCTGCTGGGGGATGTCCCGCAAGTCCTGGCGATAGACTTCCCATCTGCCAGGTACATTTTGATTTAATTCTAAATTCTTAATTACCAGCCAGTCGGTCTCAGCAATCAAGCGATCACGGGTTGCTCGTACTGCCTTTGCCGCCTCGTCATCAATCCGAGCCTTGTGTGCAGCCTCTTGTGCAGCAGCCGTGGTTACGGTTCCGTCTTCGTTAGTGATGTCTGTGAAGACAGGGCCGATAGCCCACTTCCATACCCACTTCCCAGCCACTTGCTCAACACCATTTTTGAAGGCGGTCTGGTAAACAGTGGTTGTCGGTGCGGGGGTCTCGAACACCGGGTCTAGGCCAAGCTCTTCTACCAGCTCAGGCGTCCAGACCTTTGGGAACGAGGTGTTGGGATACATTTGACGGATTTCACCTTGAGTTTTGAGTGAGCCGTCTGATCGAACTCTATACATGATTTTTCCTTATGCTATTGCTAAGAAGATGTAGGTTCCGCCGTTTGCGTTAATCGCGGCTGG